CCGCCTTTATCGCCCGCGACCAAACCAACAAGGCGAAAGCCGTTATCGAGCAGGCACGGCGGCAGGAATTGGGCATCACCGAAGCGGTGTGGATGCACTCGCACGCCGGCAAAACCCCGCGCCCCAGCCACGTTGCCGCCAACGGCAAGCGCTTTAGCGTAGCCAAAGGCATGTATCTGGACGGCAAGTGGGTGCAGCCCGGCGAAGAAATCAACTGCCGCTGTACCAGCAGGGCTGTGATTAAAGGATTCAACGCATGAAAGACCAGCACACCATCGCCCAAGACTCCGCCCGCTCCTACGACCAGGACGGGCGTTTGCATGTGGCGGTGTCCAATATCAGCAAGGCCGCAGTCAATCCCTATTACGGGCGCGAGATTCCCGACTTTGAAAAACTGGGACTGCAGCCTGAAAAAATCTACTACCTGCTGCGCGACCCGCAGGAGCTTGAACAGGCGGCCGAGAGTTTCCGCAACCTGCCGCTGTTGAGCCGGCATATTCCGGTATCGGCGGACGACCCGCAAAAAGAAATCGTGGTCGGCAGCACAGGCTCGGATGTGGTGTTTGCCGACGGCTATTTGCGCTGCTCGCTCTCGGTATGGGACGCCGAAGCCATTGCAGGCATCGAAAGCGGCGAGCAGACCGAACTTTCCAGCGCCTACCACTACACGCCCGATATGACGGCAGGCCGGTGGCAGGGGCAGCATTACGACGGCGTGATGCGCCAAATCATCGGGAATCATGTAGCCCTTGTCGATGTGGGTCGGGCGGGGCGTGATGTAGTGGTAAGCGATTCTGACCCATTTCACGAAAGGACAGTTATGAAACTAAAACAAGGGGCGAAAGCCCGCATTCAGGCTGCTTTGAAGCCCTTGCTGGCTCAAGACGCCGAATTAAGCCCGGACGAGCTGCTGCAGGTCATCGGCTCGCTGACCAACGAAGTGCAGACGGCGGAAGACGACGGCGAAGATTTGCCGCCCGAAAACGTCGAGAATGTCGGCACGGATGAAGACGAGCCGGAGAACGGCGAAAATAACCCTGCCCTCACTGAGCCGGAAGAACCCGCCGAGGACGAAGAGCCGGAAGCCCCAGAAGGCGGCGCACCCAAACCCGCACAAGATGCCGCCATTTCCAAAATGGCGATGGATGCGGCCATCAAACGCGCCGTAGAAGCCGAGCGGAAACGTTCGCAGGCTTTGGCAACGGCACAACGCGAAGTGGCGCACATTGTCGGCGATGTGGCGATGGACAATGCGGCGGATGTGTACAAGTTCGCGCTCGAACAGAGCGGCATTGACGTAACCGGCGTGCATCCTTCCGCCTACCGTGCCATGGTCGGCATGCTGGGCAAACCCAAACAGCCGATGGCGCAAGATGCGGCCAAAACCGCCGAAAAGTTCCCCGGTTTATCACGAATCAGAAAGGCTTAAACCATGTCATTCCAAAAAGCAGTCCAAACTTACCAAGCCCCCGCCGTTGCGGGGGATTTTGCTGCCCACAACCCGAACGCTTCCATGCTGGCGGGGGAAGGCGCACTCGTCAGCGGCACGGACGGCGTAACCGTCGGCGTGTTTGCCTGGGCGGATGCCGAGGGCAAAGTGTCCAACAAGAAAACCGCCGGCGCACGCATCGGCTTTGTTCACCGCGAACAGCAGGCCAGCATCACCGCCTATCTGGCGGAATACGGCAACCAAATCCTGCCCGGCCAAATCATTACGCTGGCCGTGGCAGGCGACTTTTGGGCGCACTTCCCCGCCGGTGCCGAAATCGGCCAGAACGTGTTCGCCAAAGACACCGACGGCACACTGAAAGCATCTGCCGCCGCCACCGAAACCGGCCACACCCTGACCCGCTTCAAAGTAGCTTCCAAAGCCGCAGCGGGCGAACTGGCCAAAATCACCACATGGGAGTAATTGAATGAATACCTTACAGCAATTAGAACGCGATGCCGGCATCGTCTTTATGGGCGGCGGCAAAAAGCTGATGAACAAACAGGTGCAGGCTGCTTTGGCGATGGACGCGCAGCCCGCACTGACCACCGCCGGCAATAGCGGCATTCCCGCATGGATGCTGACCTATGTCGATCCGAAGCTGATTGAAGTCGCCCTTCAGCCGATGAAGGCCGCCGAAATCTTCGGCGAAGTGAAAAAAGGCGACTGGACGACCGAAACCGCCATGTTCATGCTGGTAGAACCTACCGGCGAAGTCTCCAGCTACGGCGACTACAACAACAACGGTGTGAGCGGCGCCAACGTCAATTTCCCGCAACGCCAAAGCTACCATTACCAAGTGTTCACCCGCTGGGGTGAGCGCGAAGTGGCACGCGCAGGCGAAGCGAAAATTGACTATGTAAACCGCGTCAATCAGGCCAGCGTGAACGCCTTGAACCGCTTTCAGAACAAATCCTATTTGTTCGGCATCAAAGGTTTGCAGAACTACGGCATCCTCAACGATCCGAGCCTGCCGGCCGCCACCGCTGCCGCCCAAACATGGGCAACCGCCACCGGCGAGCAAGTGTACGAATCCATCCGCAAGCTGTTCCAAAAACTGTTGCAGCAGACCGGCGGCCTGATTGATATGAACACACCGCTCCTGCTGGTGTGCAGCCCGACTGCCAGCGTGGAACTGACCAAAACCAACCAGTACAACGTCAATGTTACCGACCAACTGAAAAAGAACTTCCCCAACCTGCGCATCGAAACCGTGCCGGAATACTCCGCCGCATCGGGCGAAATGGTGCAGTTGATTGTGGAAGAGTTGGACGGTCAGCGCACGCTGGAATGCGGTTTCACTGAAAAACTGCGTGCGCACAACATGGTTCTGGAAGCCTCCAGCATCAAACAGAAGAAATCGCAGGGCACATGGGGCGCGATTATCTACCGCCCGTTCTGCATTGCTTCCATGACGGTGAGCTAAGTGCAGGCTGCTTAAAAAACAAGGCCGCCTGTTTCAGGTGGCCTTTTCTCAATTCCAAAGGAAAATCAAATGGCAAAACAAAAAACCGTAACCGTTGGCTGCAAACTGCCTAACGGGCTGATTATCGAAGTGGGCGACCAGTCGGTAGAACTAAATGGCGCGAACGCTTCAAACATCATCGGCGGCCACGGCATCACGTACGATGTGGACGCCGACCTGTTCAATGCCTGGATGGAAGCGCACCAAGACCGCGACATGGTGAAAAACGGCTTCGTTTTCGCCCATGAAGATGCAAAGAACACCAAGGCAGAAGCTCGGGAAAAGACCGACAATGAAACCAAGTTGGAAGCCATTAACCCCGATGACAAGGCCAATGGCGTAAGCACCGCCAAGGAAGGCTAACCATGCCTGCCGTCGTCTTTGATAAAGCGCGGTTTCAGGCAGCCTATCCCGAAGTGCAGGCAAGCGATGCCCAGTTCGCTATGTGGTTCACACAGGCCGAAAGCCTGCTGGACAACACCGACCACAGCATCGTGGAAAAGCTGGAAGAGCGCGAAATGCTGCTGTTCCTGCTGGTGCGCCATTTCGCCGCGCTGGCTGAACGTGCCGCACAGGGCGGATTGGTGGGGCGCATTGCTTCGGCCACCGAAGGCAGCGTGTCCGTGAGCGCGGATATGGGCGCGGTGGGCAGCAACGCCGCCTGGTATCTGCAAACCCCCTACGGCGCGACCTTTTGGCAGCTCACCGCCAAATACCGCCGTTTCCGCTACGTTGCAGGGGGCTGCCATGCGCGGTGGCGATAAGTTCAGACGGCGTTTGGCCGGGCTGGCATCGCAGTCTTCAGGCAGCCTGAAAGTGCGCGTGGGCATTTTCGAGAGCGCCAAATATGAAGACGGCACACCGGTTGCCGCTGTGGCGTTTTGGAACGAATACGGTACCGCCAACATCCCGCCGCGCCCGTTTTTCCGAAACACCGTTGCCGCACACAAAGACGAATGGCCGCACCAGGCCGCCGCCATCCTGCAGGCCAACGGCGGCGACATGCGCCAGACGCTCGCGCTACTGGGCGAAGGGGTGAAAGGCCAAATCGTCGAAACCATCCAAAACTTCAAGCAACCGGCCAACGCCCCGGCCACCGTGCGCAAAAAAGGCTTCGACAAGCCCCTAATCGACAGGGGCACGCTGTGGCGCAGCATCGGCAGCGAGATTGCCGAAGAATAGGCAGCCTGAAAGCCCGAACAAGGTTTTCAGGCTGCTTTTTG